CGCTTGTGGTAAATGCTGTATTTTTTAAATATCCTTGTTTGATTACAGTATCGCCATAATCATAGTTATTTACATATCTAGTTAAACTAAAACTCCAATTAATTACATCGGCATAACCTAGTAATTTAGCCGAACTAACATCTGGTTCGGCTACTTGTGGATCTTTATTATAGCTTCTATCTACTGTTGCAAATATTGTTTTAGGAACGGCATAGTCTCTAAATGATCTTAGTACAGTATAGTCATGCCCTTCGCCTATTTCATCTACGTTTACTACTAGTGAATTATAAGACATTTTGTTAGCATCTCGTCAATTTGTTTACAATTTTCAGTACCTATAGCATCACTACAATAGGTTACCAAATCCATTAGTTGATAATTAAGTTCTAGTTGTTGTTTCGATTGATTAATCGCTTCAATGTACTTATAACGTCCAGGTATAGGAATATTACTAATAATATCCCAGGTAGTACCATACTCTTCAACAAGTTGTTGAGCACGTTTAGGCCCAACACCAGCTACACCAGGAATATTATCGCCACTATCACCCATAAGACACTTAACATGAACATATTGCTCAGGTTCGAATGTATAGTGATCTGACCAATTTTCCCAAGTAGTTTCTTTTCTAGTAACATAACTAAATCTAGATACTCCTGGTTTTATAAGTAAATCCCAGTCTTTATCGCTTGACATTAACCAAATTTGATCAATAGATAATTTACGCTTTTTGCTAACTATATAAGCAGCAATATCGTCTGCTTCTACGCCTTGAAATCGTAATACTGTATAGTTTTGTTCAAGTAATTCTATAGTTTTGGTAAAATCTTCAAAAAATAATTCAAACTCTAATTTTTCATTTTCAGTTTGTTGATCATATTTATCTTTACGATTTTGCTTATAGTCAGGATAAATAGCTTTACGATAGCTACTAGATCCTTGATCTGTGGCTATAATTATGTACTGTGCTTTATAACTTTTAGCTAAACTTTCCACTGTTCTTAGGTAATCTTCAGCAAAATCTCTAGCCCCACTGTGCTTATAGCGAAATGCAAGATTAAGCGCATCTACTATCATTAGTGTTTTTTCAGTTCGTTCAAATTGTTTAAAGGTTTTCATATTATTTTATGGTGTAATCTATTATTATAACACTATTGATAAAAAAAGTCAATTTACAAATTTAGTTTTGGTATTTTGAAGCCAATCTTCTAGCAAAAACATATAGAATTCATAATCTTGTGAGTAAAACATTAGCCACCGTTTTTCCATCATATTATCACAAACAAAACTAGTAGCACCAAATAATTTACTGCGATCATACTTAAATATTAGTAATGGCATTTTATCTACTTGAAATGCTTGACGTTGTGTTTGCTGCCACCACTCTATAATTTGCGGAGTTTTATGTGTTAGTAATCCACTGTTAATATGATCATCTGTATAACCTTTTACTTCTACACAATAGTTATTAGTATAATTGGGTACATATAAGTCTCCTTTTAAACCATGTTTAGCATCAAGTGCTCCACTACCAGGCACACGCTCCCAAGCTAATCCAGTATGTTTACGCAACATATCACGCGCTAGTGTTTCTGTTCTAGCACCTTTAGCTCTGCTGTCTACCACCGATAGCCTCTCTTATATGTTTAGCTAACTTATCCCAGTCTATAGTACCATCTTGATTAGTATATAAGTCAAGTTGCTCAATTTTCTCTTGTGCTTGTTCACGAGCCTTTTTTCTACGCTCTAGTACTTTTTCAAAGTTTTTATTACGCATATATTCATGCCTCAATGCGAGATACATTGCTACGTTTAATAACATTTACTTTATCCAGTAATGGATGACTAAAACCATGACTAACTAAAAAAGTATTAAGGTGTTCTTCTCGCAATAATACCTCTACTAACTTTTCCTTGCCGTCAACATCAAGTGCTTCTACAGTTTCGTCTAGTATTAAGAGATTAATACGACTACTTGATAAAGTTTGCATCAATTTTCTAATTGCTAAGAGTGTGGCAACATTTACACGAGCTTTTTCGCCACCACTGAGTGCACTAATATCAATATCACGGCCATTATCTGTAACTACTACCAATAGTTTATCACTACTATTTACTTTAAAACTAATTTGAAACCTACCATCACTTAGGTCTACTAGGTATTGATTAGTAATTGACTCTAAATCTTTTACTAAACACTCTATTTTATATGCTACTAGTCCAGTTGTGCTAAAAGTTTTGGTAAGTACACCTAGTATACTCATGCGTTCATTCATTAAGTGTAGCTGAAAACTGTGTTCTTCTAGCTCCTCACGCATTTCTTCTAGCTGTTGTTTAATAGTATCTATTTTACCATTGTGAGCTTGTACTTGTGTATTTCGATCTTCTGCTGATTTAATTCGCTGTTTAGTTTCCTGTATAGTTCTAGCCAGCTCATCATATTGATTTTGTAGTTCATTTTTATCTAGTGTTTTAGTTGGTAGATTATTATCTATTAGTTGATGTAGTCGCTCAAATTCTTGCTGAGCTTTTATAGCTTGTTTATACTGTTTGTCTTGATTTTCAAGTTCACTACTTATAATTAATGCAGCAGCAGCACTTGCTCGCGCACTTTCAACTTCATAGTCTTTACTACTAATTAATTCTTGAGTTTTTGTACTATCAATTTGACTAAAACAAGTTGGGCAAACTCCTGATAAATTCTTGAGCTTTTTAATAAACAATTCACCATCTTTGACAGTTTTCATATTTTCTGTTTGCTCTTGCTGTAGTTTGCGAATATGTTGCTCGTCTACAGGTGCTACTGATGGAAAAGTTAAATCAATAGCATTAAGCTGTTGCTTATAGGTATTATTCTGTACAATCTTACGATTGGTTTTGTCTACATTGCTAATTTCTAGGTTTAGCTCTGCTGCTTTTTGCTCTAGTTTAGGGTCTAGTTGCTCTACTACAACTAACTGTTTTGGTGTTAAATCGGTTTTTTCATATTTATCCAACCAGCCACGTATAGTGTTTACCTTAGCCTGTGTTCCACTAATTTCCTTACCAAGCTCTAATGAGATTTCTTTAAATACTTCACTAGCTTTAGTGTATTTAGTTAGATTTAATATTTCTATTAAAAACTTTTTACGAGCCGTATCAGCACTAGTTAAAAACTCAAGACTCATAGCATTGCTTTGATAAACAATTTGTGCAAAACTTTTATGATCTATTCCTATAATATCTTCTATAATTTTATAAGTTTGAGTAGCTGTATGTGAACTAATATCTTTACCATTTTTTGTCAATTTAACTGTTTGTTGTGATCCTCTTGTAGTTTTAATTGTATATAAATTACCATCACGTTCTAAATCAAGTTCTATTGTATAAGTTTTATCTTTAACATATCTATTAAGGATATCTGATTTTTTGATACCTTTTGAATTTTTGTTGAATAAAACCTCTTCTAAGATAAGAGCTATACTACTTTTACCGTGTCCGTTTTTACCTACAAGTTGTGTTAGTGGAGCTTTGATAAAATTAATAGCATTATTACTACCATAACTAAAGCAATTAGTCCAACGTAATTCTTTTATTGTTATCATTATCCCAAAACTTTCGTTTATTTAAAAAACCTAATTGTTCTATTAACAATATCATATCAACTGCATTATCAAATTCTAGCTGCCAGCTATCTTGTGAGCCGTGTTTGCGTTCAGCAAGTATTCTAGCAACATAATAAAAATTAGGATGATAGTCTGTGCTAGTCATGCTCTATTTTATCCAAATTATTTTGTACTTCTAGTACTGCTTTATCAATAGTTTCTTGAGGTAATGTTAATATATATTGTAAGTATTCTTTTACTTCTTCTACCAGTGTCATATCATTATCAAGCATTAACTGAACATCTTCAATATTTCGTTTAATAACTTTTTTATCTATTAAATCACTATCTTCTAGTCCACCTAATTCCTGCAAATCACCCTCAACTTGATAAATTGTATGATGATAACTAGTCGGCAATTTAGGGTCGTTAGTTCCTACAGTTTTTCTTATTAATTGTGGTAATTCTAATTTAATCCACTTATGTTCTAGTGTTTCTATATCTAATAATATGATGCCAGTATCAACAACATCTCTATGAAAACTAGTGGTAACAGGACTACCAGGATACAAGATATTACGCTGACAATTCTCATAACTGTGTAAATCTCCGGCTAGTACAATATCCCAAGCATTAAATATATCTAAATTAACTTCTGCTGTAACATGTGGAGGTATTTCTCCTCTAACGTGTGTACATAAGAGTTTGCCGCCTTCTGGCCAAGGATTATTATGTTCAAAATCTTTAAGTTTATTGTAAGGAACAAATTCTATACCATAATCACTGTAATAGTCATCTATAATTATAACATTACGTTTATTACTCATTAAGTTAGTGGCTCTAGCTAAATTAGTCATAAATGTAGTAGATTTTTTAACTGCTTCATGATTACCGCTATAAATAATAGTTGGTATATTACAATGACTTATTAAGTCAAAATAAACTTCTAGTTCATCCATACTAGGAAGTTTATCAAAAACATCGCCACCTATAACAAATAGATCAGCCTTAGTTTGTTGTTCAGCTAATGCTTTCCACAATAAGTTATAACGATTCTTAGCCCAATCTACAGGAACATTTTTTTGACCTAATTTTATATGTATATCTGCCGTAAAAAGCACTTTCATTATTTTTCCTGAGATAAAAAAGCCCAGTAATTTTCATTACTGGGCCACTGTTTAACCTAATTCTTTAACAGCTTCTTGTTCACTACTATCTTCATCGTTTTGTTCTGCGATTTTATCTAGTAAAGCTTTAACCTCATCTGCTGTTGGTCTAGGAAATTTTTCATCAATGTTTTGTGCTTTTTCTGCTAGCTCACGTTCCGTGTCACTTAGTGCTCGTGGCTTACAGCGTAAAACTTGTAGTGTATACTCAACATTAAATGGAAGTGGGCCAGTTTTTTGACGCTTAAATACAACATCCCAACCTGTATCATAATCAGTAGGATCGCCTAAATCTTCAGCAGCTGTAACAATCTGCTCAAATAGTTTCTTTTTAAGATTTAGTGCTTTAACTTTACCATCTTTAGGATCTATACAGTTAATTGAATAACTCCAACTACAACGTAAATCTGGATAATAGTCAGGTACATAATCTTTTTCAAGATTGTCAAACTTTTCTTTTTCGCGACTAAAAGCTAGACATTCTACAGGAATATCTTTATCATTAGTACCTTTAAGCCAGTAAATATATCTTGGCAATACTCCACCAATTAATCTAACTGTATTCTCACCATCTTTATATTCGTAGCTTTCTACTTTATTTGATGCTGCTTTGCCTTTTGTTTGTTTAAAACTAAGTGCCATTTATTCCTCGTATTTGAAATATATTTTGTTGTTTTTTGTTATTAATAGCGGATTGTGTTTTATTGCTTCTAAGTTTAGGTCTGGGAAATAACTTAAATCTAAATAATTGATTCCTAAATCTTTATATTGCTGATAGCTTCTACGCGCCGCTAACTGTATATACTGTGCTTTAAAAAGCACATCTGTATTACGATCAAAGAAAAGCTGACCAGGATTAATTAAATAGCTGTTACCTATAAGTTTATACTTAAATCCTTTATAATAATCTTCCAATAATTGTACTAATTGTACTTGATTACCTTTAGCCAGCAACTCTAGCTTAGTAAGACTAAATGTAAAGACATTTCTTTGATTCATAATATATTATACCACAATAGATTAACTATAGCAAGTTAAAATTTCTATACCGATAGAATTTCCCAACCTTTTTTAATATAAAGACCAAATCTATCATTATTTTGCTTTTTATCTGCCCAACCACTAAATTGAATATCTACTACAATTGGTTGTGGTTTGTTAGGATAAGGACGCATAATTCTACCTACAATTTGTTCTAATAAACTATCATTACTCATTGGTACAGCTAAGATAACGCAACTAAGTGCGTTGATTGAGATTCCTTCACTAAAAATTTGGCGGCTACCAGCAATGCACATTTTTTCTCTGTTAAGGATTTGTTCTTTAGCATACTGCCTTTCTTCATAGCTGGTGTCGCCAGTAACCAACAAACACGTTTCTCCAACATAGTTTTTTACTGCCTCTAAAAATTCTACACGATCTGCTACTACTAATACGGAATGGCCTCCCACAATATGATAATTAGCAAGACCACTAATAAACTTTCTATAATAGTCATTTTGTGTTAAATCATTTATTTTTTCCACCCAAGTTACGTTAGGTTTTAGTGTTAAATTACTTTTTACTAAGTGTACAACTGGATTTATAGTATTTGCTTGTTTTGGTCTAAATATTATATCACCAAAATAATCACGAAATATTATATGTTTACCATCTTTGCGTTCCATTGTTCCACTAAGCGCCAATCTATATCTAGCATAAAAACTATCTATAGTAGTACTAAAAGTTGTTGCAGGACAATGGTGTGCTTCATCTAAAATTACAGTACCAAACTCTTTATTTATTCTATCCAAATATTTAACAATGCTTTGAACATTGCCTACTACAATAAAGTGATCTTCTATTTCATAATACCCACTACCTATTATACCTGGTTCATGTCCAAATAATACTCTGACTTCATCACACCACTGATCGCGCAATGCAGTTGTGTGCGTAACTATCAGTGTTTTTTGTCCCCACTTTTTAGCAATATGTAATGATGTAAAGGTTTTACCCCAACCTACTAGTGCATTAATAAAGCAAGTGTCATTAGCTTGATTATATACTTCTAGTTGATCTTCGCGTAGCTCGTATTTAGTAGCAGGAAAAGGCACAGGATTTGTTACTCTTTTATCTACTATTTCATAGTCATCTGGTATTAGATCATGTCTACCTTGTGGTATACTTAATATACCTTTAGCTAATGTTTTATAGTTTCTAATAGTTTCTATAGTATTAAATTTTTTACTGCCTGTATTTTTTGTTATCTTATACGTAAGTTGTTCAGCAATAAATTTGCTTTTAAGTTTACCAGGATCATCCATGTAAATTCTATTTGTAATAACAGCTTTCACACTAGTCTCCAGGTAGGTTTTATTTTTTCAGCATAATATCCATATAATAAGTTGCACTTATTATATTGTAAAATACCAGCATATAATTCATATTCTTTAGGAACTACTAAACTTTTAAATCGTTCTGATAGACCCTCAACCTCTAAAACACACCCTATCCCACCCGCAGGCAAAACTTGAATAATCTTGTGTGTGGCCAGCTTGGCGCGCACAAGTTTTTTATGTTGAAATACTTGCCCTATACTATCAATAAACCAAGTGGTTGATTTTGCCAATTTAATTACGTCTTGTAAAAAATATATTGCGCTACTAATTGGAAATAAATTTATATTTTGATTTTTTAGTACAAGCCTACGTAAACCTAGTGTAGGCTTGTCTATATCTTTATCATCTACAATTCTATAACGACTAAATAATTTAGGTTCATCTAAATCTATATATTCACTTGCATAAAAAATTATTTTGCCGTTAGTATAAGGCTCATGTTCTCCTAGTCTAAATACAGGCCAAACTAAGTTCGCCAGCCCTATAGGTTTCCTCAAAACTGCCGAAACTGTAGTCATCACCTATATCCTGATCAACGCCAATAGGAAATCCAGGAATATTACAACCCCAGTCATATTGTGTACATTGACGTAGTATGTTACAGTATTCATCTACGTCGCTGTTCTTAACAAGTGCCACGATTGAGTCATGGACAAGCATGAAGATTCTTGCGTCAAGTTTACGCTCTCTAACTGTTCTAGCAGTTTTAATAGCTCCGAGTAAGTTAACGTCACTTGCAAGGGATTGGATTTCCGAATTAATTCCACTACGTACTTCGTGGGCTGCGATTCCTTTGTCACTGCTGAATACGTTAGGTAGGCGTCTTTTTCTGCCAAAAAAGCTGTAAGTATATCCATTTTGTTGAATAAATTCTTTCCTAGTGTCTAACCACTGTTTTAATTTTTTAAATGTTGTAAAGTACTGTTTAATATCATCGCGGGCACGTTCTACTGGATAATGTTGTCCCGTTGCTTTAGTAACTGTTACACTAACCTTATCTGCCCCTGAACCATATAAGATACCAAAGCTAATAGCCTTAGCACTTTGACGCATGTCTGGGTATAATTTTTTTACTTGTTCAACCTCACATGGCAAATCAAATACCATTTTAGCTATACTACTGTGAAAGTCTCCACCATCAGTAAATACTTTTTGTAGATTTTTATCGCCACTTAATACAGCAGCATAATACATTTCAGCAGTTCTTAAGTCTTGCGAAACAATCTTATAGCCCGCTGGAGCTTTAATACACCCTTTGATAATCGGATCATCGCGTGGGATTTGCTGCGCGTTAAACTTACCGCTACTAGATAAACGACCACTAGTGGTAAAGATAAGATTAAAATTAGTGCGTATCCTATCATCACGATCCAGCTCTGGAAGAATTTTATGTATATAGGTATTCTGGATTTTTGATAGCTTTCTGACTTGTAGTATCGCTTTAGGAAGTTCATGTTCTTCACTCAGTTGTTCTAAGACTTCTGCATCTGTTGATATAGCACCTGTAGCGGTCTTTTTACCAGTTGGTGTCAGCCCTAAGTAGTCAAATAGTATTGTACGTAATTGCATTACGCTGTTAGGATTAAAAATCTTGCCTTCGTTCTTTTCAAAAAGTTTTACTTCGTCAAAAGTATAGATATGCTCTTTAGCTTCTTGAATTTTCTCACTAAGATATACGTCAGCTAGTTGCATGCGCTCACGACTGATAGGAATACCAATTTCTTCCATATCCATTAGGAATAGTGTACCAGGAATTAATATTTCTGTGTAGACTTTATGTAATTTATCGTTCTTTTGTACAATAGGCCAAAATTTGTTAAATAGCTCTAGTGTGACCGCTGTGTCTATTGCGGCATATTCACTAATAATATCAAAAGGTATTAAGTCGTAGGTAAAATTTTCATTGAGTACACCATGCTGACGACAATACTCTTTTTTAAATTCATCCAGTTTAGCGTCATAATCACCATAATCGGTATATTTTAATGCTAGTTCTTTTAGCCCATGACTATCCGTTTCATCTAATACATAGTGCATAACCATTGTATCGTGCACTCGTGTACGATCAAATTCTAGATCTAGATGATATTTTAGCATTTTGTAGTCAAATTTCATATTATGAAATACTATAGTAAATTTCCTACAAATCTCCTGCAATAGTTTTGCATTAGTTTCACTCAAACAATCACAACTAATATATCTACCATGATTAGGTTTATAACTAATACTAACACCAAGTACATAACCATCTCTGGGATATAAACCAGTAGTTTCTGTATCAATTGCAACTACTTCTTGAGCATTTTCTAGTACTTCTAGTAAGAAATCATACGCTTGATCTTCCCTATCAATACCTAGAAAATCACCAGCTTTTGTATCCTTTACTTCACCTGCAATATATTTATGAATTTTATCTATACTACGTTCAAAGTCTGGTTTACCTTCTGGCTTAAACGCAAGCATAGCTGGATTACTAATTGGTATAAACTTATTGTTAATAAGCTGACCAGCATAATTTGTAACGCTAGTAATTTTAGCGTATTCTTTGGCCGCCTCTGCCCCTACCAAGATCACTAAATCGTAGAGATCAGTATCAATGTCTAAATCTACATCTTTTTTTAGTAATTTTGTAATAGGTTTTGAACTCATATGAAAAACCTCAAAATCAAACTTAAAATAGTTTTCATATTTTGTACGACTAGGGGCTTTATCAATTACGGCTATTTTCATTTTGATGTGTACTCTCTTATGCTATCAACGTCTTCTTTAGATAATTCGCCAGGATCAACGCCATCAGGCAATTTAATTATTTCTACTAAAAATTCATCTTGTTCTAGAACTGGCTTAAGTTGTTTTGCTGCTTTTTCTCCCGCCTCATCGCCATCAAATAAGATGAATATGTGCGTAACACCTTGAGCTTTAAATGGTAATAATTTTTGTTTTGTTGAATTTTGCAATGTATTTGTTCCAAAACAGCATATCGCATTTTTTAATCCCTTATCATAAAGGTTTAACATATCAAAAATGCCTTCTACTAATACAATACTTTTTTCTGGTTTATTTAAATAACTGGGATAAACTGGTAATTCGATACCACTCGGATAATTTAAATATTTTGGATTCCCATTACTTAGAGTATGTCGACCTACAAAAACTTGTATCCTATTAGTAATATCACTAATAGGAAATATTATTCTGTCTTGTAGCTTTTCTACTTGATTAGTATAAAATGCTTCGAAATACTTTAATGTTTGACTGCTAATTCCTCTAAATGGTTTAGTCCAGGGAGTGTGTCCTAGTGGAAGTTCTTGTTCTACTGGTAGTCTAAGTTTTTTTAACTTTTCTTTAAGTCCCAGTATTCTAATAGGTACAGGATTACTAAAAATACCAAAATATTTAAATATATTTGTTTTAAACCCACAACTAAAGCAGTGAGCAACACCACTAATTCGATCTACTCTAAAACTAGGATTTGTATCTTCGTGATCTGGATTTAAACATTTTATTAGATAATCTCTGCCACTAACTGTAAAAGCTAAATTATTTTTATTTATTATATCTAGTACGGGATCGCTCATAGTTTATGTGTGCCAAGGTAAGTCTGCAGAGCTATCATCTTGTTTTAAATCTTGCTTTTTTGTTGCACGTTTTACTGTTTCTTTTTGTTCTGGTTTATCAATACTTTGTGGACTTATTCTAAGTGTTTCCCAATCAATTGGACAGGTAAATCTCATCTCTTTACCGCCACGAATTTTAGTAGTTTCAAAACTAATAGCATTTGTACTTTTATCATGCGCTTCCATCACTAAGGCAATATCAGCAGCATCAAGAATACCTTTAGCAAATCTAGCTTCGCCGCTAGCATCAATTTGATATGGACTTACTAATACTATTTCATATTTTCTAGCTAGATTTTTTAACTTTTTGCTAACTTCTATTTGTGGCTTCCAATCATACATATCACTACCTTCGATTGTAATTTGATTTAAATAGTCTACAACTACTACTTGCAATTTTTGACCAAATTTAGCCTTAGCTTTACTTATATGTAAATCAATACTACTTATTGTTAAGTCTCTATCATCAACTATAATCATTTGATTATCTTGCTTAAGTTGATGATTTCTTACTAAGTTTTCTTCAAACTTATATCTATCCCTGTGCCTCATAAAATCTAGAATACATTGATCAGACTCTTCGAACATGTTCGCCCTAGCTTTTACAACACTTAGTATTTCATTATCTGTTAATTTATTTTGTTTTAATCGTTGTAAATCTACTTTTGCTAGTATACTTAGATTTCGCTCCATGACCTCGTATGCCGTCATTTCTACTGAAAAGTATATACTTGAAAAACCATTTTCATACTGATTAACAAAAATATTACTACTAGTAATACTTTTACCACTACCTCGTTTACCGCCTATGAGTATGAGTTCTTGTCTAGCAACACCACCAAGAACAGCATCAAAAGTGTTATTAAGTCCAAGATAAACACGTTCTTTTTCCAATTCATTAGGATGCCTAAATAGCATCATATCTGCCATAGTAAAAACTTTTTCACTGGTATGTGTTTTTTCTTCTATGGTCATAGCTATTGTGGCTAAATTTTCTTTTATTTCATTGCTATCATATAGTGGTAATTTATCTACAAATTTATCTAGTAATTTTACAGTTTCATTTTGAGTATATTGATCTATTAATGCATCTAGTGCGATTTCTGCACTAACATCAGGAACTTCCGTTAAGCGGAGAGTTGCTAACGTCTTAGACGCTGGACCCTCCCTTAACGTAAGTGTTAAATCGTCAAACGAAGGTACACTATTATACTTTTCGTAATGTTTATTGATTACACTATAAAGAGAGCTGTACGCAGGGTCTAAAAATACTAGTTTGAGCCTAGCCCATAATTCTAGGTTTTGCTCTGCTAGTAGTTTATGTAAGACTACTGCACTTGTATCCAAATTTAACCTACTTTCGATTCATTATCTATAATTACTTGATCTATAATTTCCGTTACTTTGTACAGTACTTCTTCTCGAAGCTTTTTTATATCTTGCTGATAACCAGCATCTCGTTCAAACAATAAACTAAGCTGTTCGTGTGTTACTAGTTGTTGTAAACCAAAATAGATATAATCATATGCCATTGTTGACTCAGGCATTACTTCTATTTTGGCTGCCTTACCATAATTATGAACAGCTTGTTTTACTACTTCTTCTATTGTAAAACTTTCATTGTCGTGATAAGTAATCATTACTTTCATGCTGAGCCTTTAAAGTACAAAAGGCTAGGAGCTATGTAAAACTCCCAGCCTAAGTTGTATTACTTAATTAAGCAGCTTTTTTGCCGTCTGCTTTATCTCGTTTTGCGGCCCCGTCGTAATCTGCAACTTTAATTCCACGACGTGTAAGTAGTGTTTTAAGACCTCGCTCAGTTTTATCTACTGCGCTAGCAATTTCTGCAACTGTCATTGAATGAATCTTATCACCAAGAGCTACTACAGGATCATTATTTTCTTTAGCATAGCTATTCTTCTGTGCAGGAATCTTAGCAATTTGTCCTTTGCGAGTAAGACTAAGGGCTTTACCACGAACACTTGCAATACTCTTGTTAAGAGCACCGGCAATATCTTCAATAAATGAACCACGCTCGGCCATTTGAATAAATTTAGCTTCTTCACTATCAGTATAGGTACGAGCAACTTCTACTTTTTCAGCAGGTTTAACGCTGCCTGTTAATTCAAGGGCTAACAGCTTACCTTGAATTTGTTTTGCAGTAAATTTGCCATTCATAAAGTGCTCAGCAATTTGCTTATAAGTAAAATCGCCGCTGTTACTAACTACAAACTCTGCAAGCTCTGCGCCTTCATCTTCAGTAAATGCGCTAGTTTTTTCTTTGGCCATACTAGCAACTTCTACTTCAAGTTGACGAAGTTTGCTAGCTACGCTACGTGCAGTAAAGCCTTCACCAAGCTGATAGGCTGCATTTTCAACAGTGTCGGGACTAACAGGACGCTGTGATCCTACCAAATCCATAAGATGTTTAACAGTAGCTTCAGACCATTTCTTTGTTTTTTCAGTCATTATTTAGTTCTCTTAAAAAATTATCTAAGTTTGTGATGATTTTAATGCCGAGTTCTTCGGCTTTTTTACGTTTTGCACTACTTTTATCGCCTTCGTCAACTAAATAATCCGTAGTTTTAGTTACAGATTCGGTAATTCTAAATCCGTTATCTATTAAATGTTTATATGCTTCGGTTTTTGTTTTATAAGACGATAGTTTACCAGTAATACACACAGATTTACCGCTAGTATCTACTACTGGCATTTCACTCTGAAATGAAAAAGGCAAAAATTCTTTCATTTCTGGAAATTCGGTTTCTAGCCAATCTAATAAATTTTGTGTTACTTTGTCGCCTAAACCAGCTTGTTTACAGGTTTCTCGATTGATTTCACTAATATGATTAACTACACTACAAATTTTTGTACTTGCTGTATTTCCTACTAGTGGTATACTCATACTAGCCAATACTTGTTGTAAGTTAGCACTACGACTACGATCTAATTCACTAATTAATTTTTCAGCAATTTTTTGACTACCCAATTGTTTAGCTAACTGATCTACATCTAGATAGTACAGTTCTGTAATATCCGCTAATTCTAGCTTTTCAATAGTTTTAGTACCCATACCCTTAATGCCCATAGTTTTACAAAAATGTTCAACTCTTTTTAGTAACTGAGCATCACAAGCCTGATTGCGGCAAAACAATTGATCATTAATCAATTCTAGTTTATAATTACAACAAGGACAATGTGTTGGTATTTCAATCTTCATATTCATTTATCAACTTAAGATATTATTATACAGTAATTAGTTTTCTGTTACAAGCTAAAATTTTGTCTACCCCTAAGCTGTAAAATTATGCATTAACTTTATGTAGTATACAAGGTATAATTTCACCCGCTCTTGCAACTGCTACAATGTCGCCAATTTGAAGATCTAAGGCATCAATAAATCCAGGATTATTTAATGTAGCTCTGCTAATTAATGCATCACCAATATATACCGGTTCTAGCAGAGCAGTAGGAGTTACTTTGCCAGTTTTGCCTACATTCCACTCAACACCCAGCAATTTAGTCTCTACATGTTTAGCTCGTTCCTTAACAGCATAAGCACCACGAGGATGTTTACTAGTATAACCCAATTCTTCAAATCGCTTGTTATCTACTACACGCACTACTAGTCCATCTGTAGGATAGATTTTGTCTAGGTCTGGCTCTAAAACAGTATTAAATCCGCAATCTTTTAGCCAAATCATATCTTCTACCCAGCTGTTATGAAATATAGGACTTATTTGATAGGCAAAAAACTGTATGGCACGAGTTCTAAATTCTGCTAGATCTTTTAAGTTTAGTGAGCCTGCAGCATAGTTACGGGCATTTTCAATATGTTTTGGTGCTACAATTTCGCCAGTAATTTGAATTTTGTGATTACTATTTATTTTTAGTGGAACTAGATTACCAAACTCATATATTTTGTCTGTAATAAGCTGACCCTCAACTCCATCACCACGAGTAACGGCCATAGCTAAATCACCATGTAAGTATAATAAGCTAATCGCTGCGCCATCTAGTTTGATACTGCTAGTAATTTGTTCATCTTTTAGTGGACTTTCGCGGCCTTCATCCTCATACCACTTCTGCAAACTATACATTTGATAGGCGTGTTTGGCCTTGCGGCCATGTACCTGTGCACCTACTTTGCTATAGTCACAACTATCTGCTAATATATCAAATGCTAAGTCATTAATGATTGGATTGCCCGCATAGTAGGCTTTACTTGCTTCGTCTAGGTATTTGTGTAATTTATTCATAATAATATTATTATAGCAGTTTATAGTATATAATTCAAGTTACTTTTTTACTATCTTATCGTGAAAAAATTTAATTACCTCTTCACCTTCAGCACTAGCGCAAATATCTAATAATCCGTATAGTAGTTGATGTATATTTTCTATACTAGCAGGTATACTAACACCTTCACGACTAGGTATCCACTCGCCTTCATAACTAAGAAAGTATTTGCGTAATTGTATATAAGTAACTTCTCTAAAATCGTTTACGACTAACTTGACTTGAAATCCTTTTTCGAGATTTTCTTCTATTAGTCGTTCGTATAATATATTACTATCCACTATACTTGTACTCCAATTTTTCTTAGATGTTCTAAACTGGCTAATTCATAAGCTGGTTGCCAACACCACTG